CATCATCTTTGTTCTTTTTAGCTGCACGAAGTTCTCTCTTTAATTCAATTTTCTTTTGAATAGAGTCAATAACAACATGATGTTTTAATTCTTTACACATAATATATAATAGTATTTATATACTTTACTACTATTATACAATGATTTTGGGGATTCGAAAAGGGGTTTTTTGTATAAAAAACAAACCCACCTACTCCATCCAATACTCTTCAGTAGTGTTTCAGTGGGTTCTAGATGTTAACTTCACTCATCACAATCGTCATTTGGTCTTGAGTCCACTCTAGTGGAGAAGGTGACTAACCTTCGGTGTTAAACCATCTATTATTATAATATTAAAAAGTGAGAGCCATTGTCAAGGTTTATACTGTAAAATCTTTAAATTTTTCACCACCTCTGACTCTATCAAATACTGGAGTGTCATCATTTTCAAGTGCAGAATCAATCAATTCTTCTTGTGCTTCTTGTTCACAATCATAGAGTTTCATTCTACTTCTATCGATTCCGATAACAAACCTTTTGAATATGGTTGGGTCGTTGTATCGATTCTTTAACTGTTTGACTACTAACTGGTCTAGTTCTTCTAGTTCATCAGATGTAATCAGTGCAAACATAAAGTCTGCAGTTGCAGGAAGTCCAAATGACTCTGAAGTGTCTTCGAGTCCAATATCTGTAGAACCATATCCACTTCTTGTGGTTTGAGTTGCAGATACCATTGGGACATCGTATTCGACTGCAAGACCTCTGAGTTCTTCTGCAATACTCTTAACCAATGTGTATGAATTTGCACCTTGGCCAGGTCTTATTCTTGAACTTGCACAAATGTTTAGATAGTCGATAAAGATGATGTCAGGTCTAAAGTCTTTTTTGATATCCAACTCTTGTAATAGGTGTCTGAAGTGTCCAACATGTGCTTGTGCAGTTGGATACTCTTTAATAATCAATTTACCCTTTGTCTTGTCTTTGAGTTTTTGTATCTTTTTATCATACAATTTCTTGTTCAAGTCAGGTATTTCCTTCATTGGAACATTCATGATATTTGCATCGATTCTCTCTGCAATCCTTTCTTCTGACATTTCCATAGTAATGTATAGAACATTCTTGTTCATCATAAGACAACTTGCAGCTTGGTGACACATAAACAATGATTTACCAACACCTGTTCCTGCAAGAACAATGTTGAGTGTCTTGTTAGGTAAACCACCTTTAGTAATCTTGTTAAAGTATTCTAAATCAAAAGGAATCTTCTCTTCTTCCGTATGATAAAACTCAAATCTTGCATCTGAATCTTCTAGAACATCATGACCAATGTGAGTGTCAAAGGACACGGAAAGTGCATCCTTCAATAGTTCAGGTATTTCACCTGTAGACCTTTGAGACTTTTGGTCGAGGACATCAATAGAATCCATGACTGCAATATAGATTGCTCTATCTTTACACCATTTCTCTGTTTCCTCAACCAACCATGGTATTGGTGTCTCTTCTGTATCTTTGTGCAGTTCGTCTACTAACCTTTTTGAATCTTTGACAACATTCTCTGTAAGGGATGTGTTGTTGTCGAGATTGATGAGAAGTGCTTCGGTTGTAGGATTCTTAACATACTTATCAAAGTATGCCTTTGCTTCTGCAAATACAGTTTTCTCGTCTACTTCGGTGAAATACTCTGACCTAAGAAAAGGGATTACTTTCCGTGTAAACTCTTCACTCTGAATCAGATTCTTCAGTATCGTTTGTTCTAGTCTCTTCTCCATACTTAAAATATCCTTTTACTACTGTTTCTAATTGTTCCATAACTTCAGGAGTGAAATACTTCTCAGGGTTGTTATTGATTGTCTTACCAAACTCTGTTTTACCATTTGGTAGTTTAACCCTTGTAGATGATTTCTCAAACACTCCGAATGCAAGTGCAAGGTCTAATAGACCATAATATCTATCGAGTCCTTTATCGTATGTCAGTCTGACATCCACGATTCTGTTCTCAACAGTTAATCTACTTTTTGCATTCTTACAGTGTATAATATTTCCTATGACTTCGGAACCCTCTTTTTCTTTTTTCTTGGACAAATAGACAATAGATGAAGCTGCATACTTCAATCCACTTCCACCACCCATTTCTTTTTGAGGGAACATAGAACCAATCACATCATAAGTGTGATTCGTTACTATCATCGGAACTCCTGCTCTACCCAATTTGAGTGTAAGAACTCTAAATGCACCCTTCACTACTTGAGCTCGAGTCATATCTCTAGTTTCCTTACCATCAGCAGTGTCTTCGATTTCTTTGGTTGTAGATAACATACCAAGTGAATCTAAGACGAACATCATAGGTGGTCTATCGTCCTCAGGGGTTTCAAGATACCTATCAAGTATGTTGATTGACTGTGTTCTAAATTCTTGAACAGTCACAACAGGGACAATGACAAATCTTGAGGAATCAATTCCTCTTGATTCAATCATTTCTTTTGAGATTGCACTTTCTGATTCAAAATATATTACTGCAGAATCAGGATTGTCCTCTAAGAACTGTTTACACATTCCAAGTGCAAAGAATGTTTTTCCTGTTGCAGATTCACCTGCAATTGCAGTTATTTTGTTTTTGGGAAGTCCACCATATAGTGAACCACTTAATAATGCATTGAAGATGTAAGAACCACTATCGATAAATGAATCTACATCACCAGCTGCAACTCCTTCAGAAACTACTTGTGCATATTCGTTTCCACTGGATTTTATTAAATCTTTTATAATTGACATAAAACACTCCTCATAAATGTTAATGTATTCATTATACTATGTATGAGTGGTATTGGTTAGGGGATTTTTTAGTTTATTTCAGATTTTTTTATATCACACTTGACATGTTCTTCCATCATAGTTTTAATCTGTTTGATTTGTGTTTCTATGACGAGTAGTATTCCAAACACTACTCCGAACAATCCTATGTAGAAAAAATCTAGGAAATCCATTACAGTTCTACTACTCCTCTTTCGATGAGTATCTCTCTGTTTACAAGATGATTATTTACAATGTCTTCTTTAGATTGACCATCGTAAGGAACTGCATGATTATCGTTAATCATTTGTGCATTGACACAAAACTTCGTATCGTTCTCGAATACTGGATGACCCTCATTCTCTACAGAATGAACCCATATTTCTCCAAGTATTCTTCCGAACTTACCTTTGTCGTGTGAAATAAGTGTTACTTGACCTTGTGATAATAGGTCTTTTAAATGTTTCTTAGAAGCTTTACCAAACTTCTTTTCGACTAAATCTCTTGTTCGAGATTCAGGGGTATCGATACCCATAAGTCTGACTCTCTGTTTTTTGAGAACAACAGAAAATCCTAAATCAATGTCGACATCTATAGTGTCACCATCAACCACTTTTGTTACTGTTACATTATATTGATACATAAGTTTATTTATTGTTTTTTAGATTCCCAATCTGCAATTGCTTTTTTTATACTGTCCTCTGCAAGAACACTGCAATGTAATTTGATTGCAGGTAGTTCTAACATTTCTGCAATCTGTTTATCTTTAATCTCTTTTGCCTCATCTATTGTGAGACCTTTTAACATTTCTACGAATGTTGTTGAAGCTGCAATTGCACTTCCACATCCATAAGTTTTAAACTTTACATCAATGATTCGTTCATCCTCATCGAGTTTTAATTGTAGTTTCATGACATCACCACAAGCAGGAGCTCCAGTCATTCCTGTTGCAACATTAGGGTCGTTAGGGTCAAACCTACCAACTGAAAACTGTTCAGGTGCATTCAACACCCCTTCAAATCTTTCTATTACTTGTTTACTATATGCCATATCTTTAAAAAAATGGGGAACATCAGTCCCCCATTTCTGTTCTACATTTCTGCGGGAACTCTGAACAATAGAGCATCATTGCCTCCAGTAACATTACTGTCGGAATGACTTCCTCTACTTTTTTTCAGGTTCGTCCTGTAGTTCATCGGTTTGTCTGTCAACCTCTTCTGCAACAGTGTCAACAACACCAATTACAGTATCAG